TCTTTGCAGAAGGAACATCGTCTGTAAATAACGCGGGATTGGTTACGAACGAATCGAAACTATTCATACCTATACCACTCTTCTTTTCAAGGAAATATGAGGGAGATGAATATGATTCTAACAAACCTAACAGACCATACTTTCCTACGTGTGCCATACATAAACAGAAAATAGAATTTGAAATTACATTTAGACCACAAACATTCTTTACGAACTCCACCGATACAGTTAGTTTAGCTAATTTTAAGATCATAACAGAAGAAATCACAGTATCAAATCAAGAACGTATATATCTCATGACTAAACCCCAAACATTTATCACTGATATAGTGAGAAAACATCCCACCGTAGAAACGGAACTTAATGAAAGTGAAGTAAAGTTACAACTCGTACCAAATGTACCGGTAAAAAGTATGAATTGGTTCTTGCGTAACACGGATTTCGAGGATGAATCCGTATACGCGGGTGGTACATCGTTAGAAAGTAATGTGTTCTATAATCGCTACAATTTTTCGGCGAGCGACACGGTATCTTTATCTAACGCATTTTTTCAACCTATCATGGACAGTGCCAAAATTTATATAAATGGACAAGATTTACCAAACTTACCGCTCGTTGATCATACGTATTATAAGTATGTAGTACCTCATAACAGTAGACTTTCTAGACCTGAAAAGAATATTTACACGTATACATTCTCGATGAATCCGATTAATGTGGAGCCATCGGGAAGTTTGGATTTTGGGCAACTTCAATCCGACCGTACCGTTTTAGATGTGAAATTAAAGGATGGTCTTTCTAATTCAAACACATACTCTTTACATCTATACTACGTCGGGTATCAAACGTTTAAGTTTGATGGGGGGTTCGTATCACTCGTATCAGTACCACCAATTGGTACATATGTACCTGAAACGTCTATGGAAGTTGAGGGTGTTAGGCCTAAACCTGGAGAACTAAACAGAGAGATTCCACCAGGTTATGGTAGGCCTAAACCGGAATAACTTTTTGAAGTATCCCCCCCTTATTAAATAAATCGGAATGATGGTTGCGTATGTAGTCAACTATACTGTTCTTAATACACCATCTAATAAAATTTAACTGTGCAACAGTAGTGCTTATTTTATCAGATGTGCCCGGAACAATGTATTGCATCTTATTAGATCTACAGAATGGGTCGAACAATTTTTTGCTGTATCCATCTAAACTAGATTTATAGGCGCAGTGAACGCTAAACAACTTTCCGTCACGGGTCTTGTATGTTAAATTATTTTTCTTAGAATAGTTGGTGATAAACCACTCGAGATTTCGAAGTGATATACCACCGGTTTTGTTTAAAAGTTCTTTTAGTATAGTTCTATTTTCGGGTAATATGTAGAAGGCGTTGATAGAATTTAATAGTATATCCGATTTGTTCATTATTATATAATACTAACTAATTCTCTAAGTTCTTTTGTATGTTTTTTGTTTTTATCTTCCTCACATTTCGGACAACCCTCTACGCGGGGACCTGGCCAAGGGTGATTGTGTCGTAATATGCTACTCGATCGTTGTATGGGTTCGCATAATCTTTTGTCGTTTATATGAAAATTACAAAAATTTGTACCATTTGCACTTTTTTTCGTGCACAGTGTATTATCACGCTTTAATCCCATACAATGATCATTTTCCCCCAATGCATCCCTTCTTAAAAGTTTTAGTGGTATGCTGTGAATTTTTGAAATTTTTTCTATAACTTCACAAACTTTTTCGTAAACACGTTTATCGACGCGTTCATTGAATAACTGATTTATTTGTAAAACATCTTTATCATAGACCATATATTATTATGAAGTTTCTTTTTTAAATAAGTCTGCTATTGTCACTTGCTTCGTTTTAGGTTCCCGCTTCTTTCGTGGTGGTTTAGCTCTTAAAAGCAACTCTCCAAAAATTTGCTCTTTAGGGTTTCCGAACAACGGTTCCAATAAATCGCACACGGGATTCAAGAATTTATTAAGAAAGTAATATACATAGTCGATCTTAACATTGTTATCTTGGACATATTTTGGATCCTCAGACTTCTCAAACGCCCGTGCCTTAGGATCTCCGGTATCCGTCAAAAGATAAGGTACACGGTCTCCAGATTGAGGTTCAGATCCCGGTTGCCGAATACGCATTTTATTAACAACTTGAACATGGGCCATACTTATATCATTGCACGTGAACATATTGTTGTGATCTGGATTCACTTTATCATAAGACACATATTCACCCTTTACTTTATACTTATCGGATAGAGACTGGCTCAAAATAAGTTTTTCGTTAGGTACGTTACCTTCGAGAAGTTCTACAGCTCGCTGCCTCGCCAAAGCTTTGGGTGCGGTAGTGTCGTTGCTCTCCAATATAACGTCGAGCAATTCTTTACTCACTTCACGTACATGCGGTGTATTATCACGCCTGACTAATTGTAGACCCTTAACATCAATGTAATCCATATTCATGTTTCCATCTTTACCCTTAGTCCAAAGTTTCGCGGCGTACCGCTTTTTACTGTACAGAAAATAGGGGCAATAGACTTTCTCGAGTTCTAGATTATTAGGAGCCTTGAAAAGCTTTGTGCATTCAGACGCTGCACGCTCCCCAAGTTCCCAACTACGTTCGATAGCTTCCTTCCCTGTGAGGTCACCCACATCAAATTCAACCATCACTGAATCTGTGTCACCGTATCGCACCTTAGCTCCCGGAAAGTGCTCCTCGACATATTTCTTCGTATCATCGATCATATTTCTACCTTTCATAGTAGTTGTTGATGCTATAGCTACACATGGGAGCATACCACGCGAAGCTCCGGTGAATCCATACACAGAATTCATAGAAATCTTGTAAGCGAGCTGTTTACCATTGTACATCTGTTTTAACGTTCCGGTAGAGTTTGCCATATCTTTTTTGGCTTGCTTTCTATACTGTTTGAGCTCTAAAAGGATACTCGGTAGAAGCGACGATACGTCTTGCGCGAAGATATGATTTCCAAACTGTTCATATGTGATACCGGGTATGTTCTTATAGTTATCATCCATGACCAGTGACGAGTAACATAAATTATGCGCTACCATGATTGATGGATATAGACCCTCAAAATCAAGGGCTGTGATAGGTGTATAATACGCGCCGGATTGTGCTTCTAGTACAGTGGCACCTTCATAACCGGTGGTATCCGTATGTCCGTAGCTAAACGTAGGAACCTTAAATTCCAATTCGCGCGCCTTTTTTGTGAGTTGGCTAAAGACCTTAATCTGTTGCCCACGTTCCACGAGATAACTGATGGGAACCCATGTAGCTTTAGCCATCTCTAGAAGATTGATGAGTGTCGAAAGACGGTCCAATAGACGGTGGGGAAGAATCGTATCCTTAATACAATACTCAGCGACTTCCTGCAACTTATGAGGGTCTCCTTCGCGAAAACGCGCAAACATTTCCTTCGGGGGCATGTCTATTTTGTTATCTCCCAAATACAACTTCGATACGTTATCGAGTTTATACGAATCTAGCTTATACTCACGTTTGACTTCATGAAAAAGATCAAAAATAAATCTTCCGGGCATGGGCAAGAGTTGAAGCTCGTTATCACCTAGCGCACTCGAAGAGAGTTTTTTATTCTTAATATTACACTTGTATCCATTGAGTTTACTCATTTGAAAAAAGGACGGAGGACAGTTGTTTAACAGGGCACGTTGAATGATATAGTTTAAATCAAAACCAAAGATGTTCCAACCTGTGATAATGTCGATATCCTTTTCCACGAGATACTTACTGAAAGCCATGAGCATATCATTCTCAGTGTCGTAACTTTTGATGGTACAACCCTCTAGATTATCACCAGTTTGTTTAAAGCATAAACACGTTCTGTCATATACATCAGTGGACCCAAACTTAACCAATGATACAGCAATTTGAAAACATGCATCATCTTTGATAAGAGGGTTTGGAAACTTACCCGTGGAACTATGACACTCAATATCGAGTGACGCTACGACAAAGGGTGCGGCGTCAGTAACATCCAACGGTTTCAATTTTTTCCAATCTCTACAGAACAAGTCAATGTCGACTGTAGCGTGATACCCGGGTGTACACGAGTTCTCTGTATCCACCCAACCGGTTGATTGAATACCCGTTCGATGCATGAGTCGTAAAACTGGGTCTACATTTGATTCGTATACGTAGGTTATAGATTTTTCTTTATAATTTTGGTTATTCATCATCTTGTTTATGTAGTTACTCACTCTCCTTCGTTGTGCACAGTCATTACAGAAGACCTGTAAAAAGCGACGTTTTTCGTTGTTTTGAAAACCCCATACATCTTTAGCTTCAACTTCTTCGATGTCGTATACTTCTTCATGAAACTTTCTCTCGATGACACCCTTCAGAGCCTCTTGGCTAGAACCCACAGGAATTTTAATAAAAAAATACGGTTTGAATGTAGTCGTCACGCATACAGATTTTCCTTCAAGCGTTTTCCCGAACAACCTAATGTAATGATCGTTATTTTCATCTCGAGAATCCCAGGTCAACACCTGAAATTTCACCATCTACTTCGTAATCGCCCCAAATTTTTAATATCATATATTAGTAAAATGTCAGCTGCGTTGATTGATCTTGTATCCACTGGTGCTCAGGATGTTTACATCACTGGCGACCCTCAAGTTTCATTTTTTCGTCAAAATTATAAACGTCATACAAACTTTTCGATCAAACCCGAGCGTATGGATTTTGTTGGCACCTTCAGTGGTGGTAATGAAGTCGTGATCCCCGTCCAGTCCAAGGGTGATCTTTTAAGCTACGTGTGGATTGAGTCCCCAAACATTTCTAACGTCGGCGTCAACACTAACGCCTTTTTCGCCAACAACGATACTAGCACCACAGAGTTTTCGTTACACATTGGTGGACAGGAGGTGTGTAAGTTAGATTCTCTTTTCATTCAGGGTGTACACAACATCCTCTACAAAGACACCTCTTCCAAAGTTTCATGTGCCGTCACGACTGATACAGTCGCGGGTAACGCTAAGGCTGGGGTCGCTACTGAGCGTGGTTCCGATTATTTCGTAATTCCTTTCTTCTTTAGTGAAGATTGGACTAAATCCCTACCACTCACCGCATTACAGTATCATCAGGTGGAAATACGCATTAGATGTAGGAATGGTTTAGGTTCTATTTCACCTAAGGTATACGGTACGTATGTGTACCTCGATTCCGATGAGCGTGATTTCCTCGTCAATACCGATCACGAGCTTCTCATAACACAGACCCAATATCAACCAACATCCCCCACCACAACCGAACTTGATCTGACCTATTTCAACCATCCTACAAAGGCTTTACACTTAGTGAGCTCTAACGCTGATGGTACACAATGGAGTGGTATACAAAATTTCAGTTCTGCTACACTCTACATCAACGGTACACCCTTATTCGAGAACACGACCAGCACTTTCCACCACAACGTTGTGCCAGAAATGCATACTACATCTTTACCATCGGGTGTACTCGACACGGCACCCCTGTTTACGTGGCCGTTTTGTTTAAAAACGAACGCCTCGCAGCCTAGTGGAAGCCTTAATTTTAGCCGTATAGATAACTCTAAATTATCTCTCGAGGGACCCACAGGTACAGCTGGTGGTATAAATAGGGTTTATGCAGTGAACTATAACATCCTCAGGGTAAAAGATGGTATGGCAGGTATAGCATTTGGTAATTAATTTATTTATTTTTTTAAGGAGTTAAGTATTTCATTAGTCTTGTTATACATGTTTTCGTGATAACGTTTTGTAAATCCTTTCGTAAGACGTCCATTTTCGATGGTATCGGTCTTTATGTCTTCCCACAAAGACAAACGCGTTTCCAAAAATTCAATGAAATCGTTTGAGTTTGCATTAGACTTATACCTAACACGTTCGGTATTCATAGCTTTTTCAATAGCTTTAGCCTTGTTATCAGAAAACAACTTTTCCCGCTCTTCGTACGAACGACGTGTAGTTGTTACCTCTTCAGGTTTTTTGGTACTCATATATTGAGTAACTACTATATTCTTTATACACAATTATGGAAAAGATGTGGCGAATTTTCTCGCTTCCTTATCAACGTATTCGTTGTTAACATCTCCGTTATGAGCTTTTACCCATATCCATTGAACTTTGTCAAATTGTCGTTCTAAATCACATAACTGTATCCACAAGTCCTTATTTTTGACAGGAGTACCTGAAGCGGTTTTCCAACCGTTCGTTTTCCAATTTTTTACCCAATGTTTCATACCATTTTTAACATAATTACTATCAGTATGTACGGATACTTCTTTTATTAGATGTTTTAAAGACTCACGTAAACCTTCTATGACAGCTTTCATTTCCATTATATTATTCGTAGTGAACGGATCTCCACCACTTATATCGAATAAATGTAAACATCTCGCAGCCCATCCACCTTTACCGGGGTTTCCCAAACAACTACCATCTGTGTAGAGTAGATGCATGTTATATATAAAAATTATATTTTTATATATAATTATAGGACAGTCGCGATCATGAATACAGTCCGCCCGCAGATGTTCCAAAAGAAATGTACAAAAATACCCAGACCAATAATTCGTGATTTAAAAAAGATACATGAATTGTCGTCTAAAAAGTCTTGGGAATATGCGGGCGCTGTAAAATGTAAAATAGGACCAACATCTGTAAAATTTGAAAAACCTTCCTTTGTTACCTCCAGAGACAGGAGACGAGTAAATTTAGAAGAAATAAACACTGTATGGCCTTCACTCGTAACGTATCACACACACCCACATATACTCGCAGTGCCATTAAAAAATAGTGTTAACAAAGACATATTCGCAACACTCCCGAGTAACGCGGATTTTGAAGTTTGTATTTTAGGATTTCCGCAAATACAAACTAATATAATCTGTGATAGTCATGGATATTACATAATAGATATGATAGATGCCGCGGAAAGGAATAAATCACCGTTACCAGCTGGTGCGAAAAGAACCATGATCGATTTTAGACAGAGACCCGAAATACAAAATTGTGTTTTCAGTGAAAGTGGATTAGAGTATTATAAGACAACCTTAAAAGAATGGAAACGATTTATAAACAAAGAACTTAACGCTTATTTTAGAAAGGTGATGGGAATAACAATTCGATACTACAGTTACGATG